GGCTGCAGCTTCAGTTGCTTGTGCATTTGCTTGAGCTTGAGCCTGTATGTTAGCTTGTTGCGCTGCTTGATCTTGCTCTTGTTTCTTTTTACGTCTAAACTTTAATAGTTGATTTGCTAGTTTAATATTGTTTACGTTTCTAATATCAATAGCATCTTCTAAATATATTTGACCTGATTGTAAAGCCACTTGTATGTTTTGTTCTAACTGTGCTTTTTCTTCTTCATCTGGTTTTAATTCTAAGAATATACCAAAGTCAAACATATTTAATTCATATAAGTCATCCAATGTACCTACATTATATGAGCTTATAGCTGATTTAAGAGCCTCTCTAGTAAGATCAAACTCTAAAGTATCATTAACCCTTAACGCGATGTTTTCACACGTTCTAAGAGTCAGATACATACTAGCTTGTACTAAATGTCTAGTGGCTGTATTTGAGTTTGCTATAGCTAGCTTTTGTAATCCAACTAATGAATCTTTAGCTGGTGTACTACCGTCTCTAGCTTCGTTAAGTCCCGTTACATCTCTTATCATTTGTAGATAATACTGATATGTGCTTATTAAAGACTGTATCTTAGCTTGTCCAGAATTAGTAGATAACTCTTGTATTGGAACTTTACCTGGATTACCGCCACCATCCATAGTCTGGGATCTACCTATAATAGATCCAGTTTGGAAATACATGTTTAATGCTTCCTGTGGATTATAACTAGTACCACTTCCTAAGTCTATTTCAGCTAAACCATCAGCATCTAAGTAAACACCGTCAGGCACGATGCGTGACATTACTTGTTGTAGCTTTAAATGAGTTAGTTGTATCATATCTGCAAAACCAGTTATTCTACTAACTAAACTTTCAATACGACCTTTATACATACGCGGTGCGCATATGTTATAATTCATATTTACTTTAGATAAATTAGAAGTTGGCCTTGTCATATTCTTTGCCATCTCCCATTTTAGCATCATCTCGTGCCCTAATATTTTTGCTCCACTATATAATACCTCTATTGATCTTGATACTCTATCAAAGTTATCATTTTCAGGTGGATTAAATGTATCAGGTTTTTCTAATGCTTTTTCTAGTCCAGTGTTTGTTTGTTTAATTTTAAATACTTGATCACTATATGTTTTGTATTCAAAGTATAAAACATAAACACTGTTGTTATCATTCCTAGCATTCCAGTCATACACATAACTACTATTGTTAGGATATTTTTGTATACGTTCTAACTGATCAGGTGTTAGATCTGGAAACTCTTTTTTAAGTTCAGCTAGATCAATTCTTTTTACTTCACCAACATACCATATATCTTCAAAGTTAGGATCATCTGTATATGAATAAACTATATCAGCTGGATCTACATAATCAACTGTAATACCTTCAGCTTTGTTCCAGTTTGTTTTTACCGCTCCAATACCAAGAACACATAAGTCATAGTTTAACCTACGCCTTACAAGTTCATACTTGTTAAAGTCAAGTACGTTAGTTATTAATTCTTCTTCTGCTATTTCAACTGATTGCTTATAATCTAATTGCATATGTAAATCAAGTTCCTCTTTAGTTTGAGGTGAGTTTTCAGGATCAGCGCTTGAATGTAGGTCTAATCCCATTGCTTGATTTATGCTTTCCATAAAGTCTTTAGTCTCAATATCGAGAAGTATGTTTTGAGCATAATCAGTTCTTTGTTTGAGTGACTCAGGATCTTGTGCAAAAGCTTTTATATCATATATCTTTTCAGACATACCATTAACAACGATATCAACAAACTTAGGTATAACAGGTATAGGCTTCCAGTCTAAATTTAAATATGACAAGTCACCATTAATAGATAACTCATCTTTGTATTTTTGTATTGGTTGTTCAGCTCTAGCGTATAACCTTAGCATCCTAAAGTTATTATATTGAGTTGAATATCTATTACCTAAACCAGTTCTTACACCGCTAAACCAATCACCTTCTATAGCTCTACCTACTTGTAAACCATAGTCGTAACTTTGTTTTACTTCATCTGGTACTACCTGATCTGGAAATATACTGTTGTTATCAGTTATAATCATTAGTTAATTATTTTTGAAATTGATCCTCTATTATCATATCTTCTAAAACCTAAGCTTGTAGACACAGTAGTTCTTTCAGGAACAGGTCTATATCTGTTTTTATTACATGCCATTATAGCAAGTCCAGAACTAATAGTAGCATCGTATTTTGTTCTATTGTTTATATTAAATTTTCCCCAGTCTTCTAATGTTTTTTGAAAATACATATTTCCATAACCATCAGATAATTCACCAACGTACTCTTCTATATAACTTTCAATTGCAGCGGCATGCGCTTGTTTAATATCTTCACTTGTGTTAGGTATACCACCTATTTCTTTTTCTGTAGTAGAAAGTTTGTTCCATATTTTATCTGGACGATTCATTGAATAACCTCTGTAACCTCTACGTTTTAAATAATACAATAACCTTGGTTTGTTATTTTCAGCAAGTATTGGCATACCATAAAATACTAAAGCCATAAGAACATCTTCAAAAAATATCTCAGCTGTTTGAGGTCTTGCTACATATTCCAAAAAGAAATGATTAGGTGGAGCATCTTCCATTGAAAACTTAGTAAGTCCATGAAGTGCACCATTAGATCCTTTACCGTCCACAGTACCCGATATGTCATAAGAGTCACAACCAAACGCGCCAACATGCTCGTTTCCAGGATATTTCGCTCCATTCTTTAGTATCACTCGATTTTGTAGGTTTTTAGGTGGCACCCATGATATTAAAAATCTACCATCTTTGTTTGGTGCAAAAATAACATTAGTATCTTTTATACCATTAGCCCACATAAATGAACCTCTTGTTACATTAAAACTATTTGCTAACTCTTCGTTATAGTCTATTTGTTGATATATCTTAGTTAAATTGAATAAACTATTTTTAGCTTCATCTCTAAACGCGTGTTGCTCAGTACGAGGAAACTGTCTATAATATTCATTTAAACTATCAGGATCTTCTTTTAATCCTTCAACTTCGTTTTCCCAATGCTCGATGACTCCCGTGTCAATTGGGATATTGTCGATAGAGAGGATTGGATCTTTTGGCGTTGTGAAGACAGGAAGTCCAAAAGAATCCATGAATCCTTCGTAGTTCCACTCCATAGGTATGAATAAAGAGTAGAGTCCAGAAGATGTTTGTCCATTTTTATTTCTTTTCGTAACGTCTGAATTGTAGTATAATTTTCTGAAGTTTTCTCCACCTTTATCTAAAGCATTTGATGTTGAGCCCATCATACATTTACCTACGATTCTACGTCCTAGTCTTAATGTAGTTTTTGTAACTCTCCAGTTGTTTAATATATTATCAGGTCTTTCCCACTTACCACTTTCATCATGCGCTAATAACTTTAGCTTTTCACCATCATAAGAGTTGTCACCTGTATTTTTCCAGTCAATAGTTGTATCCAGACCTTGTAAGTCTATAGCTTTAATATTTTCCTCCAGTTTTCTTCTAGTAAGCTTTGATGCCGGAACACGATATGCCAACTCAGTTTTTGGCCTGTCCATACCATCTTGGATCGGCTTGAAGAAAAACGGATAGTTAACGGATATTGGTACGACTTTATCTGTAAACATTTTTTTAGCATCTGCTCCTGATTTGGATAGTATACCAAATCTTGAATCGCTTGATATTGTTGCCATGTTGACAAGCTCTGCTGATGCCATAAAGGAGAAACCAGACCGTCTGTTTTTAAGATAACACATTCCGTAACATCTGTTATCTGCTTTGCAGGCTTCCCAGAATATAAAGAATAATCTATTTGCTTCTCTATATTCAGGTGCTCCAACGTCGATCTTTGACCACTGCAAGTACATGTAATGAGTACCAGTAATATATACAGGATTGCCATTGTTGTAGAAATAAAAACCTTCTTCTCTTCGCTTAAACTCTTCATCTATATAATCATACCATTTCTCTCTAAAATCTGTTGGGTATTCTTCCCAATCAAATCTAGTCTTTATTCTTTGTAATTCTTTTGGGTATTCAAATCTTTCCCAATATTGTTCCTTTTTGCTTTCGCTTCGTTTATACGGTTCATCTGCTGCTGGTAAAGCAATGCGGAGATTCTGTATTTCGATGATCGATCCAATCTTACCTGTTTTACTTATATTAACAAAATCATATTCAGCATTATAGCCATACTCCCATTTTTTATACCTATTATTTTTTTTAAGTATCTTAGGGTTTATATAATCTTTTACTTCAGACCAAAGCGTTTGTTGGTAACTCACTTACTTCTCCCTTCTGCAAAACCTCTAAAACTTCTTTCTTCCTTTTTAGTTTCTTTTGTTTCACCGTTTAATATAGCTTCTTCCTCTTCAATACGTTGCAGTATTTCAAAAGCGTCCATTATACAAAGCTTTTTAGTTGCTGCAGCATTCTTAAGTCTGTCAGCTGAAACATCATCTTCAGTATGTGTAATTATTTTCTCTTCAGCTACTTTAATTAGTTCATCAACTGCTTTGCGCCCAGCTTGGATTATATTCTTTCTCGTTTCCTTCGTATTCATGAGTTAAAGCTATATCATTTGAT